CTTTTCTATTTTATCAAAAACTGTTTCTGCTCTAACTATTTTTTCACCGTCCATTTCTCCTGTTATAATTTCCATATTATTTAATAATTAAGTGAGTAATCTGCTGTAAAGATAGAATACTTCACCATCGCTACTATTAAAGCTATCCCTATTAAACTAATTACGATACAACTTGCTAACTCTAACCAATCAACTCTCTGCTTTCTTTTTAACACACTTTTGTAAAAGTCTTCCATATATTTTTTATAAGAGGGGTTAATTAAATCTCTTACCCTTTAAGTATATATCAATTAAATATATATGCAAGTCTGTCATTTTCATTTAATAATATAGTTTTAATACTTTCAATATTTCCAATACAAGTGTTAGACAGAATATCAGAAAATAATTTATTCCACCCTTTTTCTGTTTCTAAATCATAAATATAATTATTTATAGCCAGTAAACGATACACCTCGTCTGCTGATCTTATTGATAAGTAATCTACTAACTTTTTATTTTGTGTAATCATATATAATTGTTGTTTTTCCATATTTCTTATAACACTCACTACTACACCACCATTTTAAAAACTTTCTTTTCTTTTTTCCGCACATAATACATTTAGGATTAATTGTTTTTATCTGCATATAATTCTTTATAAACTTGTTCTGATAATTTCTTTCTACTCATTCCATAATATGCTTTATAATGTGCGTCTCTCCATTTTATTTTATTACCAAAAACTTCATCAAACATAATGTCGCCTACAACTTTAATTTTTATTTTCTCATTTTTTATCATAAATAAAGTATATCAAATATATACATTTTGACAATTTGAGTTATCCACAGTTTTATGTTTGCACGAAAAAAATATAGTTATATAATAATGTTAGATAAAAGAAAAAGTCATTTGCATCTTTTTGATAAATATGTTATAATATATGAGCGAGCAAGAACCAAAATTTAATAATGTAGTTTATTCTGAGCAATCCTTAGATGATTCAAGCACTAGTAATAGTGTTTGCAGTGTTGGTTCACTGTCGCAGTCGTCTAAGGATTTTTCAGTGGAAACTAATGCGATGAAAAACCAAACTGGCGGTGGTTGGATAAGTCTTCATAGAAAATTATTGGAAAATCCAATAGCAAAAAAATCGGACTATATGAATTTATGGGTTCATCTATTGTTGATGGCAAATCATAAGGATAATTACCGTTTCATATTTAACAACGAAGAAATGATACTAGATTCTGGTCAGATACTTACTGGAAGAAAAGTATTGAGTCAAAACACAGGTATATCAGAAACAACAATTGAGAGAATTTTATCATATTTTGAAAAAACTCATCAAATCGGACAACAAAAAACGACAAAAAATCGTGTAATAGCAATACTTAAATGGAAAACCTATCAAAAGTTGGACAACAAACGGACAACAAACGGACAACAAACGGACACATACAATAACATAAATAACATAATAAGAGATACTAGCAAAAAAGACTTTTTGCAGGGGACACAAATAAATGAACTTATAGAAGGATTCAAAGATGTAAATCCTATGTATAAAGAGTTCTTTAAAAATAAGACCGAAAGACAGGCGATAGATGACCTTGCTAGACAGATAACTTATGATAAACTTAAAGCAACGATTGAACAGCTCCCAAAGATAATAGGACAACCTTATGCACCGAAGCCAACTAAGCCGTCAGAGCTTAAAAGAGATTTAGGAAAGTTAATAGCATTTAGTAAACAAAAAAAGTCGGAAACAATTAAAAAAACAACACCAAACTTTATAATATGAAACACTTTAAAATAATAAGAGGATATAATGCAGAAGATTACATTGAGATAGATGAAACAGAACTTGAAAAGGCTTATGCTTCATTTCTATTCAAGAAAGACGGAGTTTATTCAGGTGGAGCAGTAAGGGGTTCAGAAATAATAGCAATACAACCAGACTATCACAAAACTATGGGCTGGAATCGTGGATATAAATTAGGAGAAGATGATTTTGCAGAACTTTCTAATACTGGGATAGATAAGAATATGAAATTGATGCTTTCAAATACAAAAAGTAAAGTAGAGTATTTATTTCATTCAGGGCAAGAAAATTTAATAGGTAAAAATGTATCTATACCAGAATTGGATTCACCCAAAAACTCGGTATTTAGAGAGATAACAGAAAAAATAGCAAAAGGTTTTCAAGCTTGACAAATAATATATACTGTGATAAAATAGCGAGATGGAAGTAAATGGAATTATAAGGAATGATGATGGAACTTTTGTTGCTGGAACTATACCGAATCCTACTGGTAGACCTAAGGAAACAGAAGAAGTTAAACTAATCAGAAAAGCAAGAAAGCAACTCATTGAAGAATATAAAGATGCACTAGCAGAAGCTTTACCTATGCTTAGTCCTATTTTAATAAGTAAAGCGATGGAAGGAGATGTTCCTGCTATTAGAGAATTGCACGATAGAACTATGGACAAGGCATCACAGCCAACTGATATAACTTCTAAAGGTGAATCTATTGCCATAAAGGAAATAAACTATATTATACCTAAAGAATAGTTTGCTTTTTATCTCAACATAGATGGCAATACTTTAAATAATAAGATTGATAATTTACAAATAATGACAAAAAAAGAATATGACTCAATCAGAACCATCTAACTCAATCGAATTAAAACCAACAGCAAAACAACACCTTGCTTATGAGAAACTGTTTGATAAAGAAACATCCTATTTACTTTGGGGTGCTGGTGCAGGAAGTGGAAAATCTTGGCTTGGGTGCGAATGGTTAATGGTAATGGCTATAAGATACCCAAACACTAGGTGGTTCATAGGTAGAAAACAACTATCTAACCTAATGGCATCTACTTATCTTACTTGGGTTAAGGTGTGTAGACACCACAAATTTACAGACTGGACTTTAAACGGACAGAATCACTATATTCTTTTGGGTAATGGTTCACGAATAGAAATGTTGGATATTAAATATAATCCATCTGACCCATTGTATGAAGATTTGGGTTCTTATGAGTTCACTGGTGGCTTTATAGAAGAAGCTGGAGAGGTGGATTTTAAGGCTTTTGATGTTTTAAAATCTAGGTGTGGAAGACAAATGAATAAAGAGTATAATTTAAAACCAAAGATACTAATTACTTGTAATCCTAAAAAGAATTGGTTATATGAATTATTTTATAAGCCATCAAAGAACGGAACATTACCAGAGGGATATGCTTTTATACAGGCATTGTACAACGATAACCCATATACAGCAGAAGATTATGGAAAAGCTCTTGCAAGTATTAGTGATAAAGTCCTGAAAGAAAGACTAATGTTTGGTAACTGGGAATATGATGATGATTCTGTTGCTCTTATGAAGTATGATAATATCCTAGACCTATTTACAAACACAGTAGAAGAAAGCAAAATAAAATATATTGTAGCTGATGTGGCTCGTTATGGTTCAGATAGAACTGTTATATCATTATGGAAAGGATTATCTTGTGAAAAGTTTATCATAAGAGAAAAGCAAGGTGTTGATGTTACTGCTAATGATATTAAAGAACTAGCAAGACAAGAGTTTGTTCCATTTTCTAATATACTAATTGATGATGACGGAATTGGTGGAGGTGTTACCGATATACTTCGTGGCACTAAAGGTTTCAATGGTGGCTCAAGTGCAATAGAAATAAATATGACACAAACACAGTATCAACAAGGTGCTGGTGTTATTAAGTTTATTAAAGAGAACTATAAGAACTTAAAGACACAATGCTCTTATAAATTAGCCGAGTATGTCAATAATCACAAACTCGCAATTAAATTAGATGGTAAAGATAAAGAACTACTCATAGCCGAGCTAGAACAGATTAAAAGAAAAGACCCTGACAAAGAAGGTAGGCTAGAGATTGAAAGTAAAGATAAGGTCAAAGAGATATTGGGTAGAAGCCCTGATATTGCAGATGTTCTTATGATGAGAATGTTCTTTGAATTACACCCAGCAGAACAACTCACAGGACAAGATATGGCTAATATTTATAGAGCAAGAGAAGCTAATACTCGTAATCAAGCAAGATAGTTGATATTTTTATTAAATTGTGTTATAATATACTCTATATGGATAAAGAAAAAAAGCTATTAGCAGAAGTTCAAGGAATAGTAGGAGGTTATCCTAGCCTTGAAATTGAAATAACCAAAGGGTTGAGTTTTAATTTATACGAAACATTAAGAACAATTACTTTCTATTCTAATTCCAAGTATCTTGGGGGTCAGAAAGATGAATTGGGCAGAGATAAACCTTTTAATAATATAAATACTTTTAGAGTCAATGTCGCTTATAGAGCAACTGATTTAGACTTGAAAGATATTAACATAGTTGCCGATGACATAACTGATACAGAAAATCAGACTAAGTCTATGATACTTTCTAAAGAGGCATATAAGTGGGGTAAAGAAAATAACCTATCAAACTTCTTAAATGAAATGGGTTATACCAGAGCAAAGTATGGAGATGTTCTTGTAAAGAAATTCACTAATGAAGAAAAAGATTTAGAACTACAAGTTTGTGCTTGGAAGAATACAACAGTTGACCCAGTAGATATACTCAATGGTGTTATTGTTGAAACTCACTACTTTAAAGCTCACCAACTCGCAGACAAGATGGATATTTGGGATAATGTAGAAGATGTTTTAGAAAAATCAGCAAAGACAAAGAAAGATATTGAAGTATTAGAAATACACGGTTACTTCCCTGAATCACTTGACCCAGATGCAAAAGGAAATGATAAATATACATACAACCTAAAGAAGTTTATTGTTGCTATGGTTGGAGAGGATAAGTTCTTACTTTACTCAGAAGACCTAGACGAACTTCCTTACAGACACTTATCTTGGAGAAAAGAAGAGGGTAGAGATTTTGGTGTTGGTATCATAGAAGATGGATTTGAAGCACAGGTTTGGACTAACGATGCGACCATATCAGAAAAGAACGCTATGGAGTTGGCAGGAAAAGTTATACTTAAAACTAACTCAAAGAAAGTCGGTGCTAACATTTTAACCGATGCTGATAACGGAAAGATATTTGAATTAGAAGATGGAAAGGATATTACACCTATCAATCTTATGCCTACTGCTTTGCCTAAATATGCAGAACTTATTGAGAGATGGGATAATCAGTTTGAAAGAGTATCTTCTACATTCAATGCTATCACAGGAGAACAGATGCCATCAGGAACACCTTACAGACAGACAGCTATTTTAAATAACGAAGCAGGTTCATTGTTTGACCAAAGGAGAGAAGAAGCTGGTATCTTTATTTCAGAGATTTATATGGATTGGATATTGCCCTACCTTATAAAGAAACTAAACAAAGAACACATACTTACTGCTGAATGGTCTAATGAAGAACTACAAATAATTGATGACGGATTTAAGAACTACAAAGTTGCTAGAAAGGTTATCGCAGATGTTATCAATGACTTAGATGTCAATGAAGATGCTATCGCACAAATTGGTCAGCAATATGATAATGAAGTTAAGAACCTAAAGAATATTCGTTCAATACCTATACCTAAAGATTACTTTAAAGATTTTGATTGCCACGTTTCTGTAATCGTTACAAACGAAATGAGAAACAAGAGTGCTATACTTGAATCACTTGCAAATATCTTAGCTCAAGTTGGTGCAAATCCTGCTATGCTACAAGACCCTATTCTATCAAAAGTATTCGGTGCTATTGTAGAGATTTCAGGAGTGCCAATATCACCATCTGCTTTTATACCAAAGGCTACACAGCAACCTCAACAGCAACCACAAGGACAACAAAATCCACAAGAGTTAGCTAAACTAATGCAAAACAATGGACAGGCTCAACCAACTGTATAATGATAAAGCAACACTAGAACTTTTCAAAGAGTTCTTTGTTGGTGTGCTTGAAGAAGAAACTATCAAGCGTGTTTTTGCTAAAGATAATATTGATGGTATAGCAGAAGCTCGTAAGTTATTGGATAAAGTATTTGCTAGACTTGATGAGATTTATAAAGTAGAAAAGAAAAGAGTTCAACCTAATTCTAAATAGTTTACTTTTTCTTATTTTTGTGCTATAATATAGTCAATGGGTTTTAATTTGTCTACCCACCAAAAGGACAATATGAGTTATTGCACTCTTTAACAGCATACTAACATAAAGCTTATTTATGGAAGAAACAAACATTGACAACACCGAGTCTACAAATGGTGAGGAAGTAGTTGTAACTGATACAACAGAGGACACAAGTTCAGATGTAGAGTTAGTCTTAGAAGATGATACTACAGAAGAAGTTGATGTTGCTAAATTGCAAGAGATTAACAAGAAATTGTTTGCTCGTGCAAAGAAAGCGGAAGAATTGCTTAAAGCAAATAAACCGCAGGTTAAGGCTCAACCTAAAGAGCAAATTACTAAAACAAATGATGTTTTAACAAGAGAGGAGGCAATACTTATTGCACAAGGTTATGATGAAGTAGCATTAGCGAAAATCAAAGCAGTGTCAAAAGGTAATGGTTGTTCACTTCTTGATGCTACCAAAGATGAAATGTTCGTCTTATGGAAAGACAAGCAAGATGCAGAAACTAAAAAAGCCAAATCTTCTATCGGTGCTTCAAGAGGTTCAGGTTCAGCTAGAGCAGAGAAATCTATCTCTGAGATGACAGAAGAAGAACACAGAGCATTGATTGATAAAACATTCAATAATTAGTCTAACCCAAACATCTATCACTTTATTACTTATTAGTTTATTAAAGATAGAGAATAACGGAAAGACTTAAAATATGGCTTTCCCATCAGATACATTCACAGCGGCAGATGTCGCAGAATTAACACCTAAACTTTGGGGTGAAAAAATCAATGACTTTTATAAGTCAAAATTGGTTATGGCTTCTTTCTTTACAGATAGAAGTTCAGAGTTAAGAAACGGAGGTTCAGCATTGTACACACCAAATATTACTGAAATGACTGCTGCAGCTAAATCAAATGGTGCAGCAGTTACTTTGGTATCACCAACAGAAACAAAGATTACTTTGACTGTTGACCAATGGTATGAATGTTCATTTAACATCGAGGACAGAGAAGCAGCTCAATTCAAACAGAGCTACTACATCCAAAAGACTTATGCAGAAAACGCAGGATATTCAATCGCTAAGGTGCTTGAAAATGCTATTTCTACATTATTCTCAGGTTTCTCAAATGTTGTCGGTGCATCTACAACTTCAGTCGTAGATTCAGATATTAGAAAAGGTCTTGGACTTTTGGCAGCAGCTAATGTTGATATGGACAAAGTAGCTTTCTTCTTTGATGAAGCGGTTGCTTGGAATCAACTTATGGGTATTGACAAGTTTACTCTTGTTATAAACGATGCTTCAGCATCTCCTGTAAACAAAGGTATGGTTGGTAAACTTTACGGTAGACCAGTTTATACTTCTAACAACATTCAATACGTTTCATCTACAACTGGTAGAAACAACGCTATTGCTCACCCAGACGCTATCCACTTCGCAACTTCTTCATTAGGAGTAGGTTCAAAAGGTGGTATGGTAGGTTCAGGTGGAGTTAGAGTTCAATCTAACTATGTTCCTGAATATCTTTCAACTCTTACAACCGCAGATATACTTTACGGTGTTGTTGAGAACAAAGATGTAGCAGGTGTATTGTTTAGAACAGCAGCTTAACTTTAATCTAAGTTATAACATTAAGCCACTCATTTATGGGTGGTTTTTTGTTTGACAAATAAACTCAATATGTTATAATACGATTATGAATAAAACTAATGTGCCAAGAGGAGGTGGCGTAGTAATCTCCCAAAATATTAAGAAGACTAGCGTAATACTTACTAAGGATGGTCAGGAGATTAAAGTAAATTCTCCACAGGAAAGAAAGCAGGTTATTAAACAATTATTGAGCAGATAATGAAGATTTACTACAATATGGGAATGTATGAAGGTTGCAACTATGTTCGTTGCTTATTACCCTTAATCCATTTAGGAGCTGATGGAGATTACACTTCATTACTTGGTAAAAGAGTTTCATCTGACCAAGCAACAATGGGTATGATAGATTCTGAAATAATAGTTATGCAAAGACCTTTTGAGAAATCAAGAATGGATATGTTTAAGGCTCTTAAAGAATCTGGTAAAAAAATTGTGGTAGACAACGATGATACTTATAAGGTTGATGTAGGACAACTAGAATCGCTTAGGAAAGAAGTATCAGATAATATGGACTGGTTCTATAAGAACGCTGACCTAGTAACAACCACTACAGATTTCTTAGCAGAAGAATATCGTAAACTAAATCCTAATGTAGTCGTATTACCAAATTGTGTAGACCCTGATGACTTCCCTAAACCAGTACGAAACAGAACAAAGAAAGTTAGACTTGGACTTATAGGTTCAGTAGTAGGAACAAATGACTTTGACCATATCAAGCCACTTCTTAAAGAACTATCAGAACTTCCTAATGTAGAAATAGTAGTAATGTCTACCAAGCCGAATGATGGCAACTTCTTTGAAACCATTAAAGTAGAGTGGCACGAACCAGTTAAGGTTTCAGAATACTTTGATAAACTAAATGACCTTAAATTAGATATAATGCTTATTCCTAGAAAAGAAGGTTACTTTAATAAGTGTAAATCTAATCTTAAATTCCTAGAGACATCTATGCTTTCAATTCCATGTATAACCGACAAATGGAAAGACAATCCATATACTAAAGATGCTGATTATTTAGTAATGACAGACAATTGGAAACATGATATAATAGAACTTATAAACGACAAAGAAGCAAGAAAAATGATTGGTGACAGGGCAAAAAAATATGTAGTTAAAAACTATAATATCAAAAATAACATTAACCAATGGGAAAAAGAATATGCTAAGCTACTTAGATAATATACCAACAATTTTAAAAGCAGTAAAAGACACAGGTGCTAAAAGGATACTTGATGTAGGTGGTGGAATGGGTAAATACGCTGTCCTAATTAGAGAAGATAATCTTTCAGGTAGGGCAGAACACGGAGAGATAATACCAACAAATGATTTAATAATTGACTGTTGTGAAGATACTAAATACTTTACAGAAATGAAAAGCCACGATGGTTTATATGATAATCATTATCACTCATCTGTATTTGATATGAAGTTTCCAAATGACTATGACCTAATTCTATTTATAGATACAGTAGAACACTGGGATAAAGAAAAGACTAAGGAATTGCTATCTAAACTTAATGGTAGAAAACTTATATCAACACCAACTAATACAGTAATGTATACCGAAGAATATTACGGAGACCCTAGACATCACTGTTCTCAATGGAACAGAGAAGACTTTGACGGAATAAACTACTCAAATAATTTAAGTCATATATTTGTAATATGAGGATTTTACTAACAACCAGAGAGATGGGCTATCTTTCAGGCGCTTGTTTATACACATACGAGTTAGCAAGAGAGTTAGCAAAGAAACACGATGTAACAGTTCTTTCAAATTGGGAAGTAATAGGACACGATGGAGAATATCTTAAAAGAGGATTGAAAGGAATTAAAAAGATTTCTTATATGAGGGGGGAATATGATGTGGTAATCGCTTCGCAATTCTGCCCTAAAGTTAAATGCCCTGTAATAAATGTAGTTCACTCGGAATATGATGTAGAAACACCTATACCAAACTGTGATGCTTACATAGCAATTAGACCAAGTATAAGATACCATATTATTAAAGAACATAACATTGACCCAGAGAAAGTATTTGTTGTTTATAACGGAGTAGATAGAACAAGATTTAAGAAAGCCAAGAAAGTTAAAAGAGATTTCAAACTTACAGTAGTTCCTTGCACAATAGACCCATTAAGAGAGAAGTTTATCAATCATTTATGCTCACTATCTAACGAGAAAAATGTATATGCTTTCTTTGGAGATTATTACGGAGCTAAGATAAATAAAACACCATATACACTATTCTATCCTGCTAAGTTTCACATAGAACAGATTATAAGTGGTGCTGATGAAGTTGCTGGAATACTTCTCGGTCGTGTAAACCTAGAAGCCGAGAGCTGTAGTGTACCAAGTTTAATATATAACCCTGATACATTACAAAGCGAGTATTTTAAATGTGATGATTTTGATAAAAGGCACAATATCAAAAATGTTGCTAAAGAAATACTTGACATTATTAACAATTTAGTGTAAAATACAAATATGAAAATACCAAGCAAAGAACTCATAGAATTATTAAGCAAGAAGACGGTTTTAATAGATGAAGCTAGAGGTTATTCAAAGGAGATAGAAACACTTGAAGGAACTCGTAGAAAAGTAGGCTTACAAGTCCAAAAAATTAAGGATAAAGTTATTCCTTTAGTAAAGAAACTTACTGATGGAAAACTAGCAGAATTTGAGGAAATAACACAGGTAGATATTAAAGATGGTGAGATAGATATTACTGTTGTTAATGTAGTAGAAGACTTCAAAAGAGACTATTTGGAAGCAAAGAAAAAGGCAGAAATTAAATAGTTGATATTTTTATCATTTTGTGTTATAATATACACATATGGTTTATAATGACTCAACAAATTGTTTCGGTGTGTGTCAAGAAATTGACTCACTTTGTGGTACAAACTCCACAACGTATCCTTTAACAGACAAAAATAGGAGATTAAATTCTGCCCTAGATGACTATTTTCATATCTCAATGAAGGTATGTGGAAATTGGTCGGTAGAAAGCTCTGATAAGACAGATTTTGCAATAGCAACAACTGATTTAGTTGCTAGTCAGACTAATTACACTTTCCCAAGTGAACTTTTAATACTGGAAAGAGTAGAAACTTCTGATAGTGCAGGTAATTGGACTTTACTAGAACCGATTATAGAAAAAGATATTAAACAAGCTCTTGAGGAATACAAAGATGTTCCATCAATTCCAAATACTTACAGAAAAGTTGGTAATTCTATCTTTATCTATCCAGCTTCAGTATCAGATGTAACAGCAGGTCTTAAAATATATTACAGAAGAGCATTTACTTACTCAACTCAAACAGCAGGAACTTTTACACCAACAAGTCCAGCTATTCCAGCAATACATCACCAGTGGTTAGCATTTACTTCAGCTCTACCTTATTTAATATCTAAAGGTCTGCCACAAAAAAATGATGTGGCTTCTGAAAGGGAGAGATTGACAAAACAAATAGAAGACTACTATGTCGGTAGAG